AACTCCACCTACAAACGGAATCATCACGCTCTCACCTGCAGCATTACGGTATTCTTTATATTCAATAGCTGCATCACCCATTAACTGTTTAAAGTCTATGGGTATAGAACTTGTAGCTACAGGTTCTGGTGTAAGTCGTCGTGTTACAGTAGGCTGTGTTGTTACAGGCGTAGTAGGTTCCTGTACAGTAGGTTGAGCAACAGTTCTCCTAGAACCTGTACTGGTAGTAGTCAAACCACCTTCAGCCATGTCCAACTCTTCTTCACCTTCTGGCATACCACCTACAATAATAAGATCAGCCATACCAAATGGTAAGTCATCTTCCATAGTAGCTTCATCGGAATTACCCATTTGGCCCATAGCTTCCATGCGCTTTAAACCCATCTTAGCTTCTTGACGAAGCTGCATAAGTTTATCTAAACCAATATAACGGGTAACATCCTCTGGAAAGATAAACTCTCCTTCACTTACATTAGCAGGAATATCATCACGAACACCTTTACGTGTACCGCCTACAGGAACTTCATTGCCAGATTCTTCGTCAATCATACCGCCTTCATCTTTAAGGCCACCCTCATTGAATAGTTCCATCTGTTCTTGTAACATAGGCTCTTCCTTTTGTTTTCTTGTATTTGATCTGCTTACTGCGTACTGAAGAGCATCTTCTCTGTATCTAAACTCAGGCAGTTCTTCACCAGTTAAATAATCAAATGGACCGTGCTCTTTAACGTAGTCTTTAATTTGATCTTCTGTATACTGTGAGCCATCTTCAGCTACAGTAGGCATAGTATAATACTTATTATCTATTTTAAACGTAGTACTACGCTCAGAATAATCTTCACCTGTTTCTGGATCACGCCATATGGTTCTACCAGTTACAGTTTTTTTACCTGTGTCAATAGGATCAGCCATTTTTTAATACTTCATCCCTAAGTAGTTTTAATCTGCGTAGTTGATAGATAGCGCCTTGTGCCCTGTGTACAGCTACAATATTGTCTGACTGTTCCATTGCACGATGCTGTTGCGCAATTACAAAATCAATGTAGTCACTAAAATCATTCCATTGCTGGTGGTTGTTGACCAGTGGCTTGAGCCTGTTGAGGTGCTCCCTGTCCTTCTGCATTACCGCTAAATCCTTGCTCTTGTGGTGTAGGTACTTGGCCTGTGCCTATGTTACCACCACCTGCCCCTGTCGGGTCCATAGGATTTGCACCCGGTGCTGGAGGTTGTTGTTGCTGGAAACCCTTCATAAGTTCAGCTTGGATAGCTGCTTCGTCCATATTGTTGGTAACTTTGTCGGGGTCTAATTCAAGAGACTTTGCAATCTCCCGTATAATATACTGGAATTTTGCGAAAGGTGCAAGAGTAGGACTAGAAGAAATTTGCATAAACTGCATCAGACGTTGGCTTCGTACTTCATTTGCCATAAGACTTTCAGTACCACGTGCCTTAACTTCCAAGTCACCTTTGATCTTTGGATCATAGTCAAACTGCATGTTAAATCTAAACAGACCTTCACCCAAAGGACGGAGCAAGTAGTCATCTACATTTTTAATAACATTCTTAATGCCGCCTTGTGCTGCACCCATAAGCATAGATATACCGGAAGCTGTACGACCTACACCACTAACACCTGTTTGACCATGTGCAAAGCTAGGGAAGCCAGTGCTTTCATCTGCCAGTACACGTGCTTTGTCAAACAATTGCAAGTTTTCCCCAGATACGTTTGGAAACTTAGTACCGAAGATAGCTTGACCGGGTGCACCGCCCTGCCTACGGAAAACTTTACCGGGATACACAGACATATCTTGTCCCGGTACTAGGTTAGTTTCGTCTACTTCTAAGATAAGATTACCGGACAGTACGGCATTATCTACAGCCATACGCATAAACCCATTCATAAGTGTTTGGGTATCGTCCATGTTTTCCGCAATACCTACACCAAAGAATGAATAAGGATTCAATTCATAAGGGGAAGCCATGTAAGGAATACGTGCAGGTTTAAACGGATTCAAAACCATACGAAGTAGTTTACCATTACAAATCCAAACATTTGCTTGTAGCTCATCTACTTCAGACAGTTCATCTGGAATGTCTACACCTTGTTCAAGGAGCATCTCTACATCTACCATACCCCAGTACTCAAGAACTTCAAAGCGTTCTACGCCGTGGTCAGGTGAGTAATCGGAAAGATCGTCTTCCCAGTATTCTTTAGTGTAGTTTTCGCCAAGTTGAATGGCTTCATCAATAACATTGTTACGGAAGAATGGTCTACGTTTAAGACCACGCAATTGACTACGTGACATTTTATGACGCTCAATTACGTACTGAGCTTCGTCCATGTTAGTTGCATCTGGGTCTGGGTAAAAGTTCCAAACGGATACGTGTGATACTTGTGGAATAGTTTTTATAGTAGGTGAGTATTCACCTTCTTCATTCCAGCTTGGATATTCTTTATCAACTGCAAATGGACCCTTCATTACACCTGTACCAAAAAGAGCCATTTCAAATGCAGTGCTACGTAAGTGTTTGCTTGCACCGGACTCTTCTAGTTGGTCATGAATTTTCTTTTGCATCATCTTAGCTGCAATCATAGCAGGGCTAAATGTAATAGCGGTAGGTGTTTTACCTACACCTTCACGTACACCCTCTACGTTTTCAAGTTTATCTTTGAGTGGTCCTACGCTTTCAGCTAGTGTTTTAGCGGTTGCACCTGCAGGTAAATCACGATTGTCTCCTGCGTATCCATAAGGACTTACCAACTCTTCTAAACCAGATTCACGTAATTGCTCTGGTTCCTTTGGATCAAAGTTTACGTCTGCAACTACACCCTCTGGCAATTCGGTAGGGTCAACGGATAAAGGAAATCTTTGTGCGGCAAATAGAACATCTACAATTTGGCTATAGGCAGCAAGTGTTTTTGTTTTAGTTACTTTAATAAATACACGAGACTTCTCTGCCTCTGTAAACTGGACATCTGGGCTATACAAACCACGATAGTTGCGATAGGCACGTAGCCAACGCTGTTCATCCTGCTGACGATAATCATCGGCACGATTATATTTCTCCATAATAAATGGAATGATCTTAGAAGAATCTACATCATCAATAGATGAATCCTCACTATCTTCTAGTGCAATTGCGTCATCTTCAATGAAGCCATCATTTTCTTCTGCCATTTATTTTTCCTTAATAACCAAAGGTAGCATCCGCTACTTGCATTCCGTTGTAGTGTGTTCCGCCTGAGTCGAAGTCAAATACACTAAACCGTGGTCTCGACATAATACCATATCTTAAAGCATCATACAAGTGGTCTTCTGCATGTGTATCAATATCTTCTGGGTTACGTTTGTCAATCGGCAGCGCAGGTAACTGTGAGATAATGTTAGTACAATTGTTAAAGAAGACTAATCTAGGTTCGTTAGTATAGTCATCTACTTGTAAGCGTCTATGTATTTCGTTCTTACCTGCTACACGAGAACCTTTAGAACGATCAGATGGACGCCAGCGACACCCTCTGTGTATCATTTGTTCCGCAAGGCTTGGGCCTGTATCACCACGTCTGTGCCACAAAGAACTATCAAGTACTCCGTACTTTATGTTACCGTCACCTGCTTCAAGTTCCATAACCATGTCGGCAAGATCAACTGCAAGTACTTTACTTACGTATAGTTCCCGATATACAATAAGCTGTTCACTTGGAGATACCGCAAACCATACAACACCGGAGTAACTTCCGTACCCATAGTCACAAGCTCTAAACTTTACCCAGTTACTTGGAATATCAAATGGCTCAACTACGTGTACGTTTCTGTCGAACTCTGTAAAGGCTGCGCCTTCTTTAATATCCCAATCACCTTCAAGCAATTGCTTACGCTGTTGCTCTGGCAGTGACAAAAGCATTGCTTCGTAGTCACCTTGCTCTGACAGATAAGGATTGTCAGAAAGTCTAGCTGGAATAAACCTACGTTTAAATAGAGGCTTTCCAGCTTTCTCGTGTCCTGCAGGATACTTTAGTTGTTCACCTGTGTCAATGTCGGTAGCTATAAACGATTTACCTGCAGGAGCAGGGTCAATAAACATTTTCTTTACCCAGTGATGTCCTCTGCCGCCGGGGTTAGTAGTAGCCCTCATAGACAACGGAAGCGCAGGGTCTGCAGTACGCAAACGTGAGCGCATGTAGTTCCATGCGTAAGGTGTAGCCCACTGTGTAAGTTCGTCAAAGCCAATCCAACTAAATGCAAGACCTTGGTAGCGTGTAACGTCTTGGTCTTTATCTAGGTAGCTTAACCACAAAGTAGCACCGGAAGGTGCAGTCCATGTCATCTTACGTTCAGACCACTTGATACCGGGCCAAATCTTTGGATACATTTCTTGTGACTTAGTTATAAGCTCACGAAGTTCTTCCGTAGTATGTCGTAGGAGGACACCAGCGAAGGCTGGAACGCCCATGTAGCGTAGCGGGTCAGCCAACATAGCGTAACTCTTACCACCCCCTGCAGAGCCTCCATACAGCACCTCACGTTCACTTGATGCAAGGAAGTCAGTCTGTGGTCCAGCATTAGGTTTAAAGATTACGTTGTGTGTCTCTTCAACCTTAGTGGTAAAGTCATCTAGTACAATATTAGTACTAGGCTGCTTCGCTTTCGCTGTTGTTTTCTTTTGCGCCTGTGCGGTTGTTTTCGATTTCTTCCGCTTTGGCGATTGCCTTTTTCGCATAGTCTGCCCATTTGCGAAGGCTTCCAGCTTTGTTTTTTCTTTGTCGCTCATTGTCCAACCGTTTCTTTAACCCTACGTGCGATATGGACCTACCTGTATTTTTAGTAAGCCAGTTCGCCACTTCCCGATACGAATACTGTTTAATGTATTTCTTTGCTTGCTCAAGCATATCAAGTTCGTAGTCAATTGGCAAGAGGATTCCGTCATCATTTGGATCAAGTTCATACCCAAAAGGAATTGTTCTTGCTACACGTGGGATAGACACCCATACATTATCTTCTTTGAGGTCGGTTGGTTGTGGTAGTTTCCACGTACCTACTTTTTTAGTCATCATCATCCTGTGGGTTTTTAGCTGGCATCAACATAACGCCACCCCTTGCTTCCACTTGTACCTTTTCAGTCTTAACAAGACCAGTACGATCAAGTAGTTCTTTTGCAGCTTGCATCTTGTCACGAATACCTAGCTCTGTAGGATCATACAATGCACCTACCATAGCCATCGCAGCTTTAGGGGCATTACGTGCAAGGAACGTATGTGTCACTTCAATGATTTCTTCTTTAATACCCTTTGTGACTTCGGCATTAGAAGTATTTGCAGAGTAACCAGCCAACAGTTTAGCAGAGGTAATGTCACCACCTGCTTCATCCATAAGGACCGCTAGAAATTTTTGTTGACGTTCCGTTAACTCACGAGCCATAATACTTCCTTTACATCAATTCAAAATGTGGGCCATCAATAAAGGGTCTACGGCCCTGTGACCTACGTAAATCTACATACGCCATCATTGCGTCTTCCGCTGTACCTTCATATGTACGGATGTCACCCTCTGACCAAGCTGCACCCCACTTGATTGCTACACCAAGTTCTTTAGCTGCCTCTTTCATTGCGTCACAGAGATCATCGTAGACATTCAGTTCCCATACACCCTTGCCGTCTACATATGCCATAAGGTCTACGGCACGACCCTCTAAGTGTTTGGACTTCATAGTCTGGGACTTACCTGCAGCTACAAGCTTTTCTTGCTCTTCTACAGTCCTCAGACCATAGATAACTCCGAAGTCTACTTTAGTAAGTTCAATGGCACGTTTGACTACAGC